TAAATGAAATATAAAAGTTATTATTTTTAGCTAAATACATACCAGCTTTATTTATCGAATCTAATTTAAGACTTTCATGAATTTTTCCTTGAGGATTAAAGACTGCTACATAATTTGCAATTGCATCAGGAGATGGTTTAAATTTGGTAGCTCCAGTTGCAGCTTCCCAACAAAAATGACTTTTGAAATTTGGTGTTGCAAATACTTGATTAAGTTGTTTATTTAATTCATCAGCGGCATTATGAAGACTATCCATTTGTGCTACCTTTGCTGCATCAGCTTTACTTAATCTTTTGCCAGAATCTCTTAAAGCTTTAATACTATTAATACTATCTACTGTTGACATCTTGCCCATATCATTTTCTATATTATCCATAAGAGCATATATTTCTTTAGTATTTGATATTGAGTATGTGGTTAATGCAGCATTAAAAGTACTTAAAGATTCAGCTGGACTACCACTCATTAATTGAGAACCACCTTTCTTTTTAAGAGATATATGAATTTTACCATCTAACATATCAGTTTTTGGAGTCTTATCTTTACCTAACCAATCAGGATTTGTACTTCTAGTAGCACCACCTAATTGTTTTAATTCTTTTACTTTATATTCATTAATAAAGGCTTGGCCAAGAAGCTTTGAAGCTTTTCCATATTGTCCCCAAAAATGTTGTATAGATTTCCATTCAGAACTTTTACTAGAGAATTTTCCTTTAATTTTATTAACACCAACACATATAAGTGCTTCCCATTGAGCACCACTTGGCTCTCCACTACTACCCCCACCACCAAATTCATGAGTTTTTTCTATTTGTTTCCAAGTTACTTTTTTACCACCAGATGTTAATGCAACACCTGCCATATCACTAACGTCTTTAACCCCTTTTAATATAGATTTATCAAGTATAATCTTCTTACCATCTGTTGTTACAAATGGGTCTCCAGTTTTAATTTTCTTTACAAATGCTTGCCATCTCCATAAATCTTTTTTTAAGTCTCCAATTTTTAAATTAGCTTCATTTATTTCCCAATTCTCTACTGTTTCGTATCGTGTTTTTCTATTTAATATTTTTTCAAATTCTCCATGATTTAATTTGAAAAAATCAGCAGCAATACTTTTTAATTTATTATCAGGTAAATTTCTTTGTTTAACATCTTTGTTCTTTTTTAATTCATGGTACATTGCTAAAGCAGCTTTATACTTATCTTGGTGAGCAAATCTGTTTATAGCGTGCCTTACTTTCTTAGGAAGTAAGTTATAAAATTTGAGAGCTGATGCCTCGTCTATGTGATTTTGAAAGGATTGCATTAAAAAACCTTATATTAGTTATAAATATAGAACTATTTATAAGTTTATAAATTCTTAATGATTTTATTCAAATTTCTAATTTTGCTATATTTTTTTAGCTTTTGAAGCTTTGGTTCTATATTTTTATGGATATTTTCAAATTTAACATATCCATAAAATTCAAGAATCATCATTACTGCTATTAAATCACCAAGTTCTTTTTCTAATTCAGCCACATTAACTTCATCGTATGGGCCAAATCTTATTAATTTAGAGTTAGCTTGTATAACTTCTGCGCACTCTTCTGATAATATAGTCAGAGTTTCTTTTACATTCATTTATTTTTAGGACCTAATATATAGTCCTGTTTTTCCATAGCATCATCTAAAATACTTTTTAATATATCACCGGCAGCTGCATTAAATTTAGTGTCACCATGAGGGTCATCCATTGGATATTCTACTATTTCATAATCAAAATTTATAGATTCAGTTTCTGCATTAAGTTTAATAGATTCATATTTATAAACCACACCATGAAAGGTTCCACCTTCTAATCTTATATACCAATGGTCATCTTCTCTACCGTATTGGTCTACAAATGACCATTTTCTAAATGGTATCTCTTTAGGTTTAATCTTAGCCATTTTTAATGTATTTAGTAATAAAGAGTACTCCAGCATACATTAATAATCCATATACTGAGACAAAGATTAATTCTGGAATATATTGAAATATGGTATGAATCGCTTCAACACCTGCTTCAATATCACTACCACTACCACCAGCTTCAACATTAGAGTCAACCACTATTGTTTTTGTAAAGTCTCCTCCGATATCACCAACGTTTTGTTGGATATCTAAAGTATTATCAGCCATTATCTTTTCGTAAAGTTAATGTCATACCAAGAACCTTCGTATTCAAATTCAATTGTTGAATGACTATATATATTACGTACTGTTCTTGTCTGTCTAGTCTCTTGTCTACAGACCATAGCTGTGGTAGTACTATTCTTTTTGGCTTCTTCTGCACCAATCGCTGCACCTATAATAGCTCCAGGCAGTTTACCACTGTCTTCATCTATAGCATCACCAACAACTGCACCGAAGATTGCTCCCCAAAATGCACTATTAATAAGGTCATCTGGATTTGCCACTTGTTGTTGTTCACATACTTCAATTGTATATGGTTCTACATAGACAACTTCTTTATAATGGTCTGTCACTACAGCACCGCTACCAGCAGCCATTGCATATGTTCCCATCATAAATAGGAAGCCAGCTATAAACCATCCTAAACGTTTAATTTTTTCTTTCATTTTTTTCTCCATTTCTTCTTTCATAAGGTATTGATTTCCACCAATCAATAAACATTGCCATTACACCTGTAGTGGCCATAATAATATACAATACTATAAAACCTATAATAAAAATCGGTAATAGTATTATGGTTAATGCCCATTCTTTCCAATCATCCATTTTGGCATCTCTTAGAATTAGGATGTCGTTTACATCTGAAAGTACCATGACTCACATCTTTTTTAGAGATTCTATTTTTATTAGCATCTCTTTTTCTTATAACATATGGTATCATTATTTTACTCATCATCTTTCTCCGGTATTGGGTGACCTGTTTTAGGGTCAACCGGATGCAATTTTTGAAATAAATCATAGTGGCCTGTTCTAATATCATCGCTATGAACAACATCAGGCAACGTATTCCAAAACTCTCTATACTTATAGACTTTATTTTTTGCGTTGTCTGATAGTTTACTCATCTTCTACGTCTATTAAATACATAACCTCTGCTTCTCTAAATAGTTCTTCAGCAAGCTTATTTGATTTATCCCATTCTGAATTATATATTTGAGGTCTCATAGCAACAACCTTTTTAATTCCAACTTGGATTATACCCTTAGCGCATTCATTACAAATAGGTAATCCATAAACATATAACGTGGCACCTTTTAAAGACATACCAGAAAGAGATGCATTATATATAGCGTTCATTTCTGCATGAACAATTAATTCATACTTTCTTTCTCTATTTCCAAATCTTCCATCAGTATCTCTAATACCTCTTGGGAAACCATTAAAGCCTTGTGATAATACTTGGCCATGTTTACCAATTACCACTGCACCAACTTGAGTGCTTGGGTCCTTAGACCATGTAGACATTTCCTTTGCTAACTTACAATACCTATCGCCCCAAGTTCTATTTGAAATTGAATTTGTATTTTGATAATTACTCATAATTAAAGTCCTCATATTTATTTATTACTGGTGTGTCGTCTCTTACATTTAATGTTTGCGCAGTATCCTCTACATCATATAATCTCATTTTAGCTCGGTCAATACCAAGTACAAACTTCTTGTTTGCACCTGTTGGGTCATTATATCTATTCTTAAGTTGCTTAACCATTATTTGATTTAAGTCTTCTAACTCATCGGTAGATATAAGAGCAAACATTAAATCTGCCGTTGCTGGTAAACCAAATGATTCGGATGTATCTTCAAGCCCGATGTCTGAACTAGCAAATCCTGTTCTAGTGGTTTGTGTGGCAGTGACAATAGGTAAGTTATACTCTACTGCCATGCCACGCAATTCCTCTGCGATTGCTTTTACATAAGTATATGAGTTGATTGCTCCACCCATAGACTTCATTCTTGAAGAGGCACAAATATTTAAATAATCTATACAAATTAAATCTGGTTTAAAATCTCTTTTAATTTTTAATTCTTTTAATAAAGCTCTAAAGTGAATAGAACTTGCTGCTCCCGTAGGATACTCTTTTACAATTAATTTGCCTACACCTTTATCAGTTATCTTATGCATCTTCTTATCAAACATATCTTTTGATAAGTTCTCTAACTGGTCAAGAGGTACGTTCATAAGATTAGCATCTATACGTTCAGCTATTCTTTCTTCAGACATTTCCATAGTTATATATAATACATTCTTCATTTGAGTCAAAGCACCTGCCGCTACGTGACACATAAATAAAGACTTACCTACACCTGTACCTGCAAGAGCTACGTTAAGAGATTTATTAACAAGACCACCTTTAGTAATCTTATTAAACATTTCTAAATCAAATGGTAAATGTTCTTCTGCTCTATGGTAAAATTCATAACGAGCATCAGAATCATCTACATAATCATGTCCTACTCTTAAGTCAAAGTTAACTGAAAGAGCTTCAGATAATACTTCAGGTAATGCGTTCTTATCTAATGTGTCATGTTTGCCCTCTATAATATTAATAGAGTCCATGATTGCTAAATAAATTGCTCTATCCTGACACCATTTTTCTGTATGTTCTATCAACCATTCTACAGTTTCCTCTCCCTTTTGAATACTTATTTCAGGAATAAGAGCTAGAGAATCGGAACCAACTTTAGTATTATTTCTTAATTCAATTGATAGCGCATCGGCACTGGGTAGCTTAGAAAACTTATTAACGAATTTAACTATCTCATTAAAGACAGCTCTATAAGGTTCTTCAAAGTATCGGAGTTTTATGTGGGGGATTACATTTCTAGTATAATCCTCATTGAGCATTAAGTTACGAAGAATTAAGGTTTCAATCTGCATCCCACCCCTCTTCTAAATGCGAGACTTTAATCATATCGGCATGGCCAATTTCATATCTACGTTTAAGATATTCTTTAAAATCTGTATTTTCAAAGATAGGTTTCCAAAATGATTCCTTAAGAGTCTCAACTTGACGAACCTTTTTATCTTCTATCTCTCCAGTCTTTTTATCAACCTTAGAGTACCAGCCCATAGAAGGTTTAACTACATAGCCACCTTCCATTGCACAAT